GCATAAAACTATCAATAGCTCCAACAATGGGGGCAATTAATTTTTCCATAACTTCTCCTTTATTTTATTATCCATGCTCTTAAACTTTTCATCTTTTTCGTCTTTATCAAGTTTGTCCTTGACAACTTCAGCCGACAAGGTTCCGATAAAACTTCCAGCGGCAGTTTCCAGAACAACAGCGCACCCCAATTGAGTCACCATAACAATAATTAAAAGTAGTTTTTTCACTATATGTTCTTTAACCCCATCCAAGCAATTACAGTCCCAGCCAGAGTGACCATGCCCACCCATAACCTATGTGCTGTGTTTTGAGAAACTTTAAGCTCTTTCACCTGTGACACGAGTCCGTTCACCTTAGATTCACCTCGTAGAATTATTTCGTGGTCGTACACATCCCCGACAACATTCTGTAACCGCTCATTAGTCAGCTTTATGTCAGTATGCATTTTGTTTAATTTTTCTAAAATCTCTGCACTCATTTCAACGGCTTCTCCACTCGAATGGTTTTAATCTTATCTTCCTTGTCGTTCAGCCTATTGTGCAAAAGACCAATATCTGCTTTATACTCTACACGCCCAATTGAAGTATGATTAAGCTGGTCTACTTTCTTATCCATATCTCTTAGTTCTTGGCGTTGCTGATTCAAAGCATCATTTCCTACCTTGTTAGCTTCAAGAGCGTCAATCTTAGCGGTCAACCTGTTGAGCATCCACCAGCCTAGCCCAACGAAAATTCCCCATAGTTTATCAAAATAGGCTTCCACTTCACTCAGGCTTTGGGTATTTTGCTTTCACTGCCAGACAATCCGAAATATACTTATCAACCTGTGCAGTGTCATCTTTGACAATGCCGTCCAAGTAATCTGACATTGGTGGATACTCTGGCTCACGGTCACGTTGGTATTGGGTAGAGTCGTGGATAGCTTGGAGTCTGGTTATTTCTGCTTGAATTTCAGCTGAGGATGGCATTGGATGTCCTTCCTCAGAATACCAGTTTGTGATTTTTCCCTCTTCAATAGAGTATCCTATACCCCCTGTAACCAAGTTGCTTATGGCTTCATCTTTTAAAAAAATCATTTTATGCTCCTATTTCCATGAATACCATTTTCGCTCCATTTGCAGTATTAGAAGAACTCCCTTGATGATTTAACCGGATATACGTGCCGGAGGTTCCACTATGGGCTTTCAGGATTATTGTGTTTGACCCCGTATTTAAGTAAGAAGCTGGCACAATCATTTGCGATGCAAAGGGCATACGAGTCCAAGACGGCTCGCTGTAAAGGAAATTCCCTTCTTGACGGAAATTAGTCCCATTCACTGAAATGTTAATTTGTATTGAACCTGAATTAACCCCGCCCTCAGTAACACATTGCCCTACACACAAAGCAACAAACAGTTTGCTATTTGCCACTAAAGTTATAGATTGGGAAAATAAAGTTTGTGGAGTAGTTGAGTTGGTTCTTACTTCCGTTGCCGATTGTGCATGAATAGTTTGAAGTATTTTCCCACCAGCCGCCACGGCTTCGAAGGCCGGAGGGCTACCTGCGCCTGTCGATGTTAAAACCTGTCCATCAGTCCCCGGCCCAACTGCAACTGGGTCACCGGAAGCGTCATAGGTAATTATTTGACCATCAGTACCTCCAGCCATTTTAGCTAATGTGATAGCATTATCTGCTACCTTTGCTGTAGTAATAGCATCATCTGTTACCTTTGCTGTAGTAATAGCATTGTCAGCCAACACATCTGCGTTTGTTTTTGTAGTACTCATGGACGTTGGCTCCTAAGTGTTTTCTTTGCGTTATACTTGTCAAGCGTAGCCTGAGCCAAGCCATCTGTTGGGATTATGTCAAGGACATCTTCTAGTGAACGGGGCATCCCTGCGTCTGTCCCTTGCATGGATTCTTTCCAATCGTTCATTGGCTTATCTTGAGCGTGAGCTACTTCCTTCGCTACTTCAATAGCCTCTTGCTCGTCAGTCAAGGTGAAAGTCTCACCGTTTATTTTGTATGTTCTGTTTGCCATCATCTATTCCTTATGCATGTGAGAGTCCATAAACAGACATTCTTCCAGATTCTATATTGCCAGCCGCAAAGTTTACCCTAACCCTGTCCAACGTAATAATTGATACCCTGCCACCCCAACCTGAACCACCTTGAACAGTATTAGTAGCATTGGTATATGCTGTGTTGTTAAAGTATGTTGCATATAAGCCTCCATCACTAGGACAGAAGATAGTTATTTCACAACCAGCACCTTCACCAGCAGAGCTACCGACATTACCAGCAATCTTCATATAGGCATCAGTTAGAGAGTTGCCAGCCCCATAAGTACCAGAATTTGTGTTTATATTCTGGAAATGGTAATTATAGTCATTTCCCGATTCATCAATCCCCGCAGAATCTCCGAAGAATAAAAATAACCCTGTCCCATCAGTAGTCGGAACAAATGTTGATAGGAATATTTTATAAACATCGTAGGTAGAACTTAATCCGGTTTGAGTGAGTGTGGCATCGCTAGAGGCTTCCTGCGTTCCGATCAGATTCCAAGCTCCACCCCCTGCCGCTGCAGCAAAAGTAGGTGGAGCACCAGCACCAGCACTTGTAAGTACTTGTCCAGAAGAACCAGTTGCTACGGCAACTGGGTCACCGGAAGCATCATAAGAAATAATATTGCCATCAGTTCCACCAGCCATCTTGGCTAATGTGATAGCATCATCTGTTACCTTTGCTGTAGTAACCGTATTATCTCCCGGTACTGGCAAGCTAATAGGCAAGGCCAAGAAGATTACATGAATTATTACGCTACTTGGCTGTGCAGTAGTGAGCGTTAATACAGTTCCTGAAGCACTGAAATCAGTACCAGCGATTTGAGCTACACCATTGTAGAACACTGCGATACTCTGAGATGAACCTACGGAGTAATCAAGTGTGCCGGGAGTTGTAGTCCCATCACCTGTTATGGCTTGCTGTGATAAGTTACCAGCGTTTAAAGGTTGGCCTATATATCCCATTTATTTGTTCTCCTTCGGGTGCTTACTTTTTATATCTGCAATATGATCTTTCCAGACTGTAGTGCCATTGATTGCATCCCAGTACTGCATGTCAGCTTGGTCTGGTAGTGAGGCGTAAGCATCCGCTCTGGCTCTTGAGTAGGAGAGAGAATCGTATTCGGATTGCAATTGCAATTGTTTAGCAAGTATGTCTGCTTTGGGAATTTCTGCACTGTGCCAAATAAAAGCATCAACATTATCTCCATCTGGCAAAACAACTTCTGCATTTGGGTCGATAGCAAAAATCGCATCAATAATTTCAATCATCCGGCAACCTCCATAAGTGTCATGTTTGTTGCTAAGGGACTACCATTATCATTGTTGTTTACATATGCGGTTGTCCCGTACCCAGTGTAGTTGACTCTATAAGTCACCTTGTATTTGACTTCAGATGTTGTGCTAGGGGATGACAGATAATTCATTATCACCATTTGCGAGACTTGAGAAACACTCCCTTGATACATGCCATATTCATTTCCATCGTTAGACCCAACATTTCCGTAACTACCACCGCCGATCTTTTGTTTAAGCTTTAATCTTATCTTCTTTTGCGTCCCCGATGCGGCAGATTTTGTGTGGACGCTCGCAAATACCATAATTTTGCTTGAAGTAGCACTTGGGGTAATAGCCACTTCCCACGTTGCTGAAGCACTATTGTTCAACACATCTGACTCTGTTGTGGATGTAGTGGATTGCCCCTGTTTAGTATCATTGGAATACACAACTTGTAAAATTTTACCACCAGCCGCCGCCGCCTCCATCGAAGCCGCAACACCCGCCCCGCCTGATGTCAATATCTCCCCATCACTCCCAGTTGCGATATAAGCGGGATCACCACTAGCATCTATACCAATAAGGTTGCCATCCGTACCACCAGCCATCTTAGCCAGAGTAATAGCATTGTCTGCCATATCAGCTTCAGCGATAGTCCCGTTAGAAATCTTGGCTGAAGTAATTATTCCATCTGCTAAATCAGCTTCAGCGATAGTCCCGTTAGAAATCTTGGCTGAAGTAATTATTCCATCTGCTAAGTCAGAACCCGTCAAAGGGACTGCTGTCGGAGCCGCTCCAATGTATCCCATAGTTTCTCCTTACGCTGAAATCGTGTCTATTCGAGACACTACGGTATCCAGTGAACTAGCTGTGTCACTTACAACAGTTAAAGCATCTCCTGATTGCGCCACTACTTTAGCTCCACCATCAATGAGTTCTAGCGAGCCACCGACAGGAATTGGAGCAGTCTTAATCAGGTAGTAATTAACTCCTCCATTCACTATGTAAACATCCACGTTAATCGCAGAACTTACAACATTGGCACATCGAATACCAATAATGGTGTCATCACTATCGCTAGTAAATACCGTCACTGGGCTAGTGCCTGTTACCCTATCAATATGTCGTTCAAAATCTTGTGCCATTGTCTATCTATCCTCCTAAAGAGCTACTGACATAGCGATTACAAAGCCATTACTAGCTCCTGCATTGGAGTCTACATAAGCTTTAATTGATTGTTGTGAGGCTACTGCTACAGCGGAATCACTTGACATTGTGTCCTGATCTAAGAACGCTGTTCCTGATAGCGTCCCATTTAATACTGGACTTGTTAAAGTTTTGTTAGCTAACGTTTCAGCTAAAGCTATTAACGAAAGAGTACCATCTGCATCAGGGAACGTAAACGTTCTAGTAGTGCCAGTAGAAATACCTGAGCATTGAAATTGAGCATCCTTAGTTTGGTCAAGATTATCTTGTAGTGTAAAGTTGTCATCATCAATAGTTGTTACGGTACCAGCAGTGATAGAATCAAGCTGTGCTTGGATGCCAGAGGTGACTCCGTTAAGACGATCATACTCAACAGTGGATACATTTCCACCACCAATCTTTGACGCATCAATTGCTGCGCTTGCATTTATATCTGTGTTAACAATAACTCCTGATCCAATAGCTACAACACCTGCATTACTACATGTGACATCACCACTAAGAACGAAAGCACTGTAGTCAGTACCATCAGCAATCATAAATGCTTTGTCTGTTACTGCAATGCTATCATCAATGAAACTAATCTTTGCCCCAGTAACTGCGTCAGCTACTAACTCTGCAGTGTCTACTGAAAGAGCTGCTAGAGATACTACACCTGCATTACTACATGTGACATCACCGCTTAAAGCAAACCCACTATAGTCAGCACCATCAGCAATCATAAAGAATGTGCTGGTAATAGCAATGCTGTCATCAATAAAACTAATCTTAGCCCCAGTAACAGCATCATTTACTAACTGACCAGTACCTACGCTGGTATTACCTATTGTAACAACACCTGCGTTAGTACATGTGACACCACCACTTAATACGAAAGCACTGTAGTCAGTACCATCGGCGATCATAAAAGCTTTATTAGTGACAGCTATGCTATCATCAATGAAACTAATCTTTGCCCCAGTAACAGCATCATCTGCTAAGCGTGCAGTTGTTACAAAACCATTTGCCTCAATAGTATCAAGGCGAACGTCTTGTGCGTTTAATTCTGTTATGACCTGATCAAACTCTGCGTCCACCTTGGTAGCAGAAATTGCTACCGGAGGTGTCGCATCACGGTCAGTCTCAAAGTCATGCAGTCTTGTTAATGTTGACATACGTTAGACTCCGTTAAATTATGCTACTACTGGGCCACCAGCCAAACCGCTCTGACCAGTTACATACCATTTGGAATTGATGAAAAGAAGATCAACGCTATCCCCAGCATCAGCAAAAGTAATAGTTGTGTACCCACCACCACCACCAGCAGGAGTTATTACACTCGTACCACCATCAACAATCATAACTGCTGTAAGGCGTTGCCCTACCGCACCAGCAGCTAGAGTCCATGCATCTGTACTCGTAGATGTAAGCAATGCAATTGCAGCCGTAATTGGCACTGCTCCTGCACCACTACGTGCAGCCGTTGCTGTACGGGCATTAAGTTCTGCGAAGAGAGCTGCCATATCCGTCTGAATATCAGAGGAGTTTAAATCTGGGTCAAGGTTAGCACCAAAGGGTGCCTTCCCTGTACCTTCACGTCTTGGATCTGTATATGCTCCTGTTTGAACTACTGCAGTCATTTGTTTCTCCTTTAGTCGTTGGCTCTAAAGCCAGCGTTTGCATATTTGACACCGTAAAAAGCTATACTCAAGTCTGTCTTATGATTTGCTGTAAACGAAAACTTGATAGCTCTACCCATGCCTATCATTGGTATTAAAACTTTATTAACATCGGGGAAATCCCAGTATGCCTCATCCCAATCTACAACATCCCACTCAGAAAATACTGTTTGCAGATAGAAAGTTTTATAAGCAGTGGTGTCAAAATCAAATGAAACGTCTAGCTGAAATAAACCAGCAGCTCCACTACCCTTAAACTGGAAGTACTTAAACATCTTCTTGATGCTTATGTTATCAAACCATAGCCACGGTGTATCCCATTGCCATGATACGTTAGACGAATCATCTCCGTCCCCATATATATCGACACCACTTGAATTTACATACTCCCGATATACACGTCCATACTTGCCAGCACTAAGGATTTCATCATCGGGTGTCCTTACTGACTGGTAAATCGTTATGTCCCTATCTTCCATCCACGCCTTGATCTCATAATCATATACATAGCGTCTATTAATGGAAGGGACGTTAATCCAAAACTCGTTGTCTGTCGTATTATTTACAACATTAATTTCATCAGTATTCGATACAGCCCTTAACAACGGGTTGATACGATCACGTATATTATTACTTAACTTTTTAGTCCTCAACCCCTGAACGATCAACTCGTTCTTCATTGAGTTAAGCCCATCTGCTTCGACTAAGTAGTTATCTAAACCAACCTCATCCATACCACGGTGGCTCATGTTGCCTACATTGAACAACGTCTTGTCTATCGCAATATCTGAAAACGTTGCAGGAACCGTGTAGGTGACAATATGGTTTTTAAGGGCCACGATAAGCGCATTTGTTTGCCCAAGTCTGTTAAGACCAGTAATGGTGTCACCACGAGCAAGCACAGCAGCCAAGTCAATAGATATAAAATCTGAAGAGGAACTCCAATCATCCTCATCATCAACGGCTGAACCTACAAATTGAGTCTTTCTGTTCGTTATCCCTGAAATCCATACTCTATTGTTAAGCGTAAATACATGCTTACCTTTAGGTGGGTTATCTAACAAATCAATTGCGTAGTACCCAGTATGTTCAGAAGGTGGAGCTGCTCCATCATTCAATGATCCAGTTGTCTCGGTATGGTTAGCCCCTAATGTTAAAGGTGATGCATTCTGTAACTTTAATGCCCCTGACACTGTGTGGTAGTAGACATTCCATCCTGTTGCTCCTTGGAACGCTGCAAGGGCAGTGACAGTAAGGACATCGTTGGTTGCCACAACTTGGGTTGCTTCCTCCGATGGTATTGATTCACCACCAGCCGTGACATATGTCGTAGTAACGTAGTATGTTCTGCCGGCCTTGGCACCAGCCGTAGACGTTCCTGTAGACGGAGTTACTGGCTTTGGTGTGTATGCATATTTGAATGGGTTGTCTGTTCCATTAGAAAGTATTAGTTTATTGCTTGACATAGCAGAGTTCAATGGCTGACCTGCAGTCAAGCCTGTTTTAATTACAGTATCAAAGGCACCTGTTGACGTTGTATACCTAAGGAGCCTCGTGTCGAACTGTCCAAGTATCTCGAACGTGCCGGGGAAGTCTCCTTCATATATTGCAAGGTGATCACAAGTAGGGCCAGCCTTAAGTAAGTCATAGATTATATCCTGTGTGGCATCAGCAACCCATCCACTATTTTTAGTGTCAGTTGCGAATGCTGCTGTTGCATCTCCCGGTGCAGATGAATCAGTACCCATGTCTACAGAGTTGCTAACATCACCGCCATCATATTCTAATAAAATTGCATAGTTAGCAGAATCAGATTTGAATGGTGTTTCAAATGTGAATTCATACAATACATAAGAACCTGTTAAGCCTGCAGGAGCATGCTGATTCTTAATTGACATTGCCACTGGCTCTGAACCAGTTGGTATGCCAGCAGATGCTGTCCATATTTTTGCCCACATGCCACCAGTAGGAGAGCCTGTCTTCTTTAAATAAAACTGTACACTCTGTACTGTTTCGCCTGCAAGTGTTATAGCAAACCCAGTCTGCTCATTGTTACCACTATACATTGCAATAGTTGAGTCTTGATTGCCTACAGCATAAGAGTCAATAGTGTTGCCAGCAGCATGCTTAGCAGCAACAGTGTTTAAGAAAGTTCTACCTCTTCGCTTGCTTACCTCACCATTGATTGCAACCCTTGTGTTCTGCAATTCAGTAGCAAAGTCAGATGAGATGTTACCTTCGCCGACAGCAATATCAAACAAGCCCTTATTATTGGACTCAAATATTTTCTGCTTTAATGGCATTAATAGCTTCCTATAACTTTATCAATACTGGTAACATTCTTTCTAGTAAGAGGAACGAATCTAACTGATCCTCTATTACGAGCCTGCACCTTCTTAAGCAAATTGTTAGCTAAGTTCATTTGTCTATCACGCTTAGCAAAATCCATATCGTACTCAGCGTACTTAGCCTTAGTCATGTGACGGATGATAACTTCCTGATGTGGAGTAGTATCCGAATCAGTACTCAAGTCCGTTAATTCTCTCTGGTACCAGTACTTCATGACCTTCCCATTCTCACCAGAAGTGGGGACTGGGTCAACCTTAATCTGTGACACTTCAGAAGAGTTCTTTCCAAATGGAATCCAAATGGTTGGCAATCCTGCGTTGTTTCTTATTTCTGCATCCTGAAAGACTTGATTAGTTGCTGCTTGGTATACAATTGCATCATCAACATCTATATAGAATCTCTCGCCTACTATTTGTGTGACATCACAATCGGCAGCCAAGCTATAATCGGCTGTATCTGTGACCAGCGTCACGGTTCCCTCTTTCTTTAATATATCAAACCTTCCAAGGATGTTGATTTCTTGAATAGATTCATTAATGTAATCAAGGATACGTTGTTTCGCATCATTAACTAAACTAGAACTTGAATCTAATCCTAAGTCTCTAAGGACTGGGTTACGTATAGTTGCTAGTGACATTACATCTCCATTACTTTAGTAACCACATCACCCCAAAGTTTAATTTGGTCTGCTGCGTTATGATTAGCGTGTACTTCGTTGTATGCGTTCTTGCCCATCTTCCCCCTCGCTACAGGATTTGCAATCAAGTATTCAATATACTTTTCAGCTTCTCCCAGAGTGTTATAAAGCATTCCAGTGACACCATGTTCAACTACCTCAGAGTAAGGAGGAATATTTTTCATCACACATGGTACCTTCAACGATGAATACTCAATCCATTTAATTGCACTCTTGCATCTATTGAACAAATCATCCTGCAAAGGAATGATTGCTATATCAGAATCCATCAGGGCTTGCTTATAGGGGTGAGCTAATGTGTGCACCCAGCCGTGATGTTCATGCTGTCCCTTTTTTACATCTTTAAACAAACCTTTAAATTCCTGCCCGCAAATCTCAAGCTTTAAGCTCTTATGTCTCTTTAATACTTTACGGATCATCGGAGCAATTTCTACCAAGTCATGGTAATGTGAAGCTCCCCCATGCCATGTCAACCTTGTGATGCCATCGTTAACAAACTTCTTAGGCTCCCACAAATTAAAATTCAAAAGGTTGGGTAATACAAATATGTTTGTGTTGTACTCACTGTAGAAGTCTGCCAACTCTTGAGTCGTTGTAGTTATTGCATCCACCTTACGCAAACATTCTTTAGCGCATTCTGTTTTCTTTTCGTTCCTTGCTATATCGAAGTCGCACTTGCCATCTTCCCATATAGATAAATCTTCACCTTCTACCCTGACTGTTACGTTCTCTACACCCATGTCCCTATAGTGAGGGCTGAGTGGGTTAAGGTGAAAGATGTTATCGTCTTGGTCAATGATAACCTTCTTTGGTTTCTTTACACCATTGACCTGATGATTCTTTAGTATGTTAATAAGCTCAAGCATCTTCTCGCTAGCAGCTCGTGGAATAAATACTAAGTCAGCGTCTTCAAGCAGTTGGTACAAGTCAGCGTCAGGGCAGTCAACTCCACCTAGTGCTGAATCATACCCATCTAACTCATTAAGCAGGGTGAGAGGCTGTGATATTCTATAGACACCGCATGCACCGTTGTCTCTTACGACACCACATACTTTAATCTCTTCACTATCTTCCTTAAACATCTATGGGCAATCCCTTACCTGCTGCTCCTGATTGGATAGCAGTAACTGGTGTATCCCCCAAGTAATGTTTAGTGTATCCGTACTTCTTTTTCCATATCTCCTTAAGGAATGCAAAGTCTGCATTATAAGGCTCATCAAAGAGATGAATAAATCTCTGGTAGACGTGGTTTTTTACTACCATACAACTGCCACCTATCCTACCTAGCTTTGGCTGTCGATCATCATTCATACCAATATAGTCAAACGTATCATTGGGCGGAGCGTGTATCTTTCTAGCTTGCATAGGGAACCATACTATGTCTTCGTCACGTTCCTTAAGTCTCTTAATGAAATCGTGATCTATAATCTTATCATCATCATCTAAGAGAAGAACATACTCACCCTTGACAAGATTCCTGTACTCATGGAACAGTCCATTAGCTTTATGTAATCCAATACCAACTTCATCATGTATACATACCTGATCCCAATCACCATCTGATTGGTTGGAAAGAGATCGCTGGTTGATACCTAATTTCTCTTTACGTTTATAACACCGAGTGACTACCGTCAAGTATCCCGGTTCCGGTTGATCCCATGTAACACCGTTAACATGGTTTGCAAAAGAAAAACTAAGACAGGCTGATACATCACCTTCCTTCTTGATATAATTCTGACTCGTTAACATTTAGATAAATCTCTTATTCCCGTTGTCAACACAGAATTCTGGGTGGTCATGAAAGAATCTATTGGATGCTTCCTCAAATTCTTTCTGGTTACCAGTTAAGGCTCCACTATATTTAGGCATCCTTAAAAAGATTTCAGGAATAGTTCCCTTCTTCCTCATACGTCTGCCATCAGTCCAACCATTATCACCGTAAGTCTTCTCATCCTTGATAACTTCTAGGATATCGTCAGTGTCTTGGACGTGCAATACATTAATCTTATCGCCCTGTGTCTTGAAGCGAGAGATTACATTGTTCAATCTTAATTCGTCTTTTTCACGCATAGTATTTTAAAAGGTGGAGCCCCCTATCATGAGGGCTCCTAACCAGTTACTCAGACAACTCCGTAATCTTACCGGAAGCTTTTTCGTTAAGAGACTCAAGCGTCCACTCCGCTTCGATCATTCCTCTACGAGAGGAACCAACCTTAGCGATGGGGGTGTGCTTAACAGGCCGCAATAAAGCAACCTTCCACATCTCTTTCTGAAGCTGGACGATTTTGTCGGTGTCCATATACCGATCCAAGATGATGCGCTGCATTCCGAAATCACTTTCGTATACATCAATGCTAGCGATCAATTTCTTGTTCGTAGCCTCGATGTTACGAGTCTGACTCGCAGTGAAGGCACTGATCTGACGCTTCTGGAAACCATTAGCGTAGGTCGTATCTGGATTCCCGCCACTATCAAAGATAGTCTGCAGGTTATCATTATACATTGACTCCGTAAGAGCTTCGTCAGTAGTAGACGCAGAACCAGTCTCTACGTTAGTGGCAATGAATGAAAGAACACCACGAGCTGCACGAGCAGTCCCGGCTGAAGCACCAGATGCTGAAGCACCACTAACGATATCAACTTCCATATCGGTAGCAATTACCTTCAAGGCTTTCGCCATCTGATACTCGTACTCGCCACCCTTTACTCCAGCCTTATCGACTGCATCCAAGGTGTCGGATACTTCAAACGACTGACGATTGATCTGACAGTAGTTTCCTACTCTCGTACGTGCAGCCAATGTGCCAGCAGTAAAGGCTGCGCCTTCAGCTACTCGCCCGTTGGAACCTGCAGCAAGAGCGTCAGTCATCCACTCGTGCAAGGTACCATTGGCTTTCCCCTTACCAAATCCCGATAACATCGGAGTTTCAGTAGGGGAGATATTAACAATTATATCCAGAAGGTCTTCTCTATTACCATTCTGGTTATAAGTCTCAAATGTTGGCATTTGAAAACTCCCATAATTAACTAACTAGGGTCGCCAAGTATGTCCTCTATTCTTAAGCAAATCTGCGAAAGACTGCAACCCACCGCCACGAATATTAGCAACCGAATCCCGATAATTCGGCTGATTAGGTTGACGTGGATGTGAAGAGGGGGCTACGTTACTAGCCATAGGGATTGCCTCACTACGAGGCACTGGCGCATTCCCAGTAATCTGTTGATATTTAGCAGCATCAACCATAAGCTGACTCAACTCAGCAGCCAGTACCATGTCCTGCGGGTGGTTCTTGAAGCCGGGGCCAATGATGGATTCCAACATTGGGTATGCTTGCTCCTTCAGCGTCTTGTAATATTCGCTCTTAGGATCGTTTACGAAACCGTAATTGTCCTGAACGTACTGATCGGATTGGGAACGCATTAACTGCTGTTGCTTGACAATGCCTTGTGCATTCTCATGCGAACGAGCTATATTGTTCTTCTTCTCAATCAACGCTGCACGATTCTGCACGTGCCTTGCGACTTCTGCTGGCGTATAGACATCTCCTTCATCTGTTAGGCGTTCATCCATAGCAGATATTTCTACGTCTATTGCGTCAGCATCACCTTGAACTGGTACATAGGATTGCTGTAATGATTGGAACTTCTGTGCCATCTGAGTCAGCGAATCAATCTGCGCATTACGTGCTGCAATGATTGCATCCTTCTCAGCTAACTGTCCATCCTTTACATCAAGCCTTCCTTGCTCCTGTTGCTTCATCTTGCTAATGCGCTTGCTCATACCATCAGTAATGTCTTGCTGAGGATGTTGGTTCTCTGGCTGGTATTGCGGATCAGGTTGGCCTTGATCACTCTGTGGGCCAACGCCTCTCTCTGCTGC